GACGATTCTTGCTGCTCTTGCGAACATAGCCGATGATTTCTTCGATTTTATCAAAAATATCTTCGACAGTATCAACATTGATATACAACATTTTTGGTACATCAACTCCAATCGCAGTCAAGAATTCGGTTGAAACAGATGTTTCTGTATCAATGAAGACTGCCATACCTCCCTTGCGCTGTGTTTCTGCAAGCAAATGAGCACCCATTAAACTTTTTCCAGATGCTTCAAGACCAGTTAGTTCAGTAATTCGACCAACAGGCAACCCCGCGTTTGGACGATTGGCAATAGCCAAGTCAACCAAACTATTTCCGCTAGAAACCCAATCAACTATTTGAGAAGGATCGTCTTCGGCATCGAGAAAGAAAGCAACTTTACCGTCACTGTTCTTGTTGATAGACTCAGCCAATGCTTCTGCCAGTTCATCTCGACCGGAGGTAATTTCAACTTCTACGGATTTTTTCTTTTTTTCTTTTTCCATAATAATTATTATTTTTGAAAGTTAAAAAGGGTGTACCATTGTGTACAAAAGTACACCCTTTTATAATTTAGTTTATTGATTGATCAACGCTTATTAGGCGTTGTTGAACAAATCATTAAACTCATCAGCAATTGCCTTGGTGCTGGCAGGAGTCTTGACAGAAGCCTTGGCGGTTGCACTCATAACCGGCTTTGCGGCAGGTTCTTCCGAGGCAGTGTCGGTTGTTTCTGGTGCAGAATCACCGTCTGGATTTGCTTCTGAGGCATTGAGCCAAGTATCCATAACAGATGCCAGTTCATCATAAGTCAATTCAGGAAACAGGTCTGTGACGTTCTTCTGATTTTTGACCTTTTCCTTGACCGCACCATCATTCACATCAAACGCAACAGTTGCGTTTGGCTTGACGCGAATTGTAGTTTCTGGAAATGACTTTCCGGTTTCTTCTGCGGTTTTGAATTCCACAGTAATATCTCGACCAGATTTTAGGTCAGTAATATCACCATAGTCAGGATCAGCAATGATGGCAAGAATTTCTTGATATACTTGCTTGCCCATACCCCAGAATTTCACACCTTCAGATTCTTGACCGCGAACAAGAATGGGAACATATGTACGAAGTTTTGGTTCCAAAGCCCGTCCCTGTTTCCATTCTTCTTTGCTGCCAGTCTTCTTGAGCTTGCTGGCAAACTCAACGATTGGATCTGGACGACCAAACGAAGATGGAGACAAATATGTCTTGCCATTCATGTTGTAATGAAAAAGCAATTCAATGAACGGATTTTCAGGATTGTGTGAGTAAGGAACAATACGGATCGTTTGTTTACCTTGCGGTTTCCACAATGAAGTGGATTTTGTTGTGTTGCTCTTGAGAGAATCAAGACGCGATTTAATTTTTGATAGGTCCAATGCCATAATTTTTTATTTGTTAATGTTTAATCTTGTTTGACCAATTTGAAATGCATCAACTAGGTCAAGGTTGATACAATGCATCAACAAATGACAATGGTCAATCTATAATAAGCAATATGCTCATTTTTTAATCGTTAATTAGTCATTTGTTAATTCAAATATAAGTATAAATTCATAGGTTAAATACCTAGAAAATTTAGTAATTATATTTTAACAATTTTGACTAATTTTGTTGGCGTGATTTTGACTTTTCCGTCACGCGATGTGATAAAACAGCTACGATAATTGTTCCAAGATATTTGATGCGAAGATGACATTACTCCATTATTCTCAAGTTTGATCAACTCATTCAAAGCATTGATACTGTAAATAATGTTATATTCTTTTTTACGATGCACACTCATGGTATGTGGATAAAACTCACTGCCATTCTTTACTACATTATAAGTCAAAAATATATCGTCAATATTGTCTCCACTTTGTAATACATACACTTTATTGTCTACGATTTGATAATAGCTGCTTAATGCAGTTATTTCATTTTCGTAAGTTTGATATTTTGCAAACGTACACAACAGTTGTGCATTATATTCTGGCATCTGTGTTATGCTTTTGGAATAATTTTTTCGGCAAAGATTTTGTATTCTTCGCGATCATTATTTCGTATCGGAACAACTTCACCGGACAGTCCTACCACAGCGACCGGATTGCCTTCGCCGTCTTTATATTCTCCATATGGAGTAGATGTCCATCCACGTTGAATTGCAAATTTTGTTGAAACCGCTGCGTATTGTGCGGGTGGAGTTGTAACCACAGGAACGTCTATCGCAGGAGTTTCTGCCGACTTTGTAGATACGAAATCCGCATCTGTCGGAGAATCTGATTTTTTTGATACAGGTGCTGTTGGTTCTTTTGATGCGACGGTTGACGCGGCGGGCGATCTTGGTGGTGCCGCTAGGTCGGGTTTTTTTGTCAGTGCATCCAATCTTGCAGATCTTGTAGATGAACTCGATGGTTGTGGTGAACCCTGTGGTTTGGTGGAGGTGGGGTCCGCAATTGGTGATAATTTTTTGCTTGGTGATTTGGCAATTGCTGGTTCTTCTTGCTGTGTGGTAGATGCCACCTGCTGTGTTTGTCTCTTTTGCTTACCCCGTTTTTTGTAATACAAATTCATTCCACCTTTTCCGCGAGTTGGATCAGAAGAAAAATGTGTGCCTTTTTTTAGTGCTTTTTGTTTATACTCGGTGGATGGAAATGTCACCAACCATCCATCCTTATTGTATGCTTGACGTTCGGGATATTTACCTTCATCCATGAATTTTTTAACAAATTTATTTACAATTTGCTCATCCTCACACACATCATAAATTGCTTCCGCGACAACTTGTAAATGATCTGAATTTCTTAAATCTACCACACCGTCATGTATTCTGGGATCTAAAGACGCTTCCGTTATTATATTGTATATGAGATCGTTCATGATTTTTTTTGTTTTTATGCAGTCGTTGTTGCTGCGGCTGCACCCACATCGCCTGCGGCTTGTGATTTGCTTCTGCCCATTCCGGGTACATACATGTATAATTTTCCAAATCCAAGTGCTACAAACTCCAGTGTTTTGATCTTGGACTCATCGTACAACACTGCGTCGTTGGTTCCCTTCTTTTTATTAATGATGATCATTCTCTTGTACTTTCCTATTACAAGATTTATAACTTCGTCCTGTACTCTTTTTTCATCCCAATTCTCTCTAAAGAAAGCCAGCTTCATTGCCTTGTCTGCGATTGCGTCATCGCCTTCTTCGTCCTTGGGAGATATCGGCACATTCAATGTAGTTTCTTCTCCCTGTGTGGAATCTATTGCTGCACTTAGTTCAGGTACTTTGTCGTCGGGTACTTTAAATTCACGGTGTTTATTTCCAATGTCAATTTCCACCGATCCAATTGATTTTTTTTCTTTGTTTTCTGGATTATTTTTTCTTTGAATTATCTTCTCGGATATTAAAAAAATTGAATCTAGTAAAAATTTTGAAACTTCGCCTACTTTTGGATCTTTAAAAAATGAATTGATTGCAGTTTCGTGTTTTTCCAAATTTGAATCCGTTCCAATGTCAGGATACAACCCCCCATTACTTATGCCTTTGTCGTTCAATACCTTGAGCATGAAGTCTTTCATTTTTGGCGTTTTGTTTACAGCAAGAGCAAGTTCATGTATTGCAATATTAAACTTTGAATTTGAAAACCCAGTCAAAGTCGGCGCACTTATTGCAATTGTGGCACCTGTCACTTCTTTGACTTCCACCCCGCCTTGTTTATCTGCAAGTTCAGCAAACAAAATATCCATTTCAGTTCCGCCACCAGACCTTGCGCCTTTCAGAATAAAAACAATAGGTATTTCTCCACGGCCACCGCCAGCAAATTTAACATCATCAATTGCATTGATCAATGATTGAAATTCTGGGTATTTAGTTCCCTTGTATATTTCAATGGCTTCTTCAATCGTTGGTATACTATCATACATGGATTTGTATTTTTTTACCAAAGATTGGTTTGGAAAAGTTTCAAATACTCTTTTCAATTTTTGTACATTTGCTATAGACACCGATTTACGATTTCTCAACGATTTTAATTTTTCATCTTTCTCGGCTTTTACCAAAGCATCGCTCTGATTTTCTTTATTTCCTATCTTATAAGTCTTATCTGGAAATTCGCGTGGACCTTTATATATGGATTTATCTGGATATTTGTTTTGTTCCGGGTGTCCAACTGATATAAAATGCAGTATCTTTTTGCGGTCCTTTGGATCAATTACTTTAAAAATATAATCACGGTCATCACCATATACTTTGGGTTCTTCACCCTCGGTAAACACCGGTGCCGTGACTTCTCCAATTTCAGATTCAGACAATCCATACTCAAGTAGCATATCTTCAAATATTTCTGCATTCTCCGGTGTGCTATAACCACCAACCAATCCATCATGCGAACGCATTGCCCACTCATTCAAAATGTCGTTTATGATTTTGTTTTTGTCCATGGTATATAAATATTCATATATACCACAAAACCGCCTATGATATATACAACTATATTATAAATATCAAGCAAGATCAATATGCTTCATATCTTTGTAATTTTTACCAATATATACTTTGACCGGAAACTTGTCGCGTTCCATGATACTTTTTAGTCTTTTTATAGTATCCATCTTGTCGTCTTTGTGCATATCAAACAATATGCTGTCATATGTATATAGCACAGTCTTACTTTTCTTGTTTTTTAGGTATTCTAATAGATCACCTAAAACATCTACTGCCATCTCGGTTTCAAATGCTTGTAATATATAATTAAACAATTTGCTTGGATTGGCTTGTGGAATATGACAAGTCTTGATTTTTCTTTTATATTTGGGAGTTTCAATATATCCATTCTCATTATAGAACTTCCATCTATGGTCAATATACTCTTGAATCTTGGCAAAGTATGGTATGTGCAGCCATTTCTTATCAAACCCTCCATAGATCTGTGGAAAGGTATATGCTTTGGCTACTGCAATATCTTCTTCATTGGCTGCTTTCTTATTAAAATAATACTTGGATAGATAAGCATATGGATTTTCATTCTTTTCCATATGAAAGTTGACCAAATGAGCAATAAGACGAGGATGAAAAGCATTATAATCCATCATAACAAGCATACCATCATTGCCATGTCTACTCACAAAACATGTTCTGCTATCATCGCTTTTATTTAAAGCAGCATAATTTACACTTGCAAAACGATTGCTTGGTCTGCCTGTTGAAGTCAACAAGTTATATTGTGTATATACCAGATTGTTTTTTACATGCTTGGTTTGTTCATTACCAAATTCTTCAGTAAAATCCTCATTCACGCATATGCCATTGGCTTCAAGTTCTGCAAAACAGTTTGTGGTGGTATTGTTTACAAACTTAAATCCATCTTCTTTTATAATACTTGTGTCTAGTTCATCAATACCTTTTATTTTTTCCATGAATGAGCGAGCATGCTTTAGCAATGGCACACACATGTTTACATCTGGTACATTTCTAAAATTATTTTCAACAAACTTGTGAGCATTGGTATTATAGTCAGTATCATCAATTTTACCGTCGCTCAAATACTTTATCAAATTAACATCCACAAAATCATAATCTTCGCCCATCAATTGCACCATATTCTTTTTGTCTATAACAAACTTGTTGCGAATACTGATTTTCAATGCTTCTTTGATTTTATACAAAGATTCTGGTGGAGTCGAACCTTCATTGTGTTTTATTGGCACGCACCAATATGATTTTGATATCAAAAAGTAAAAGAACAAAACACTAACTTCATTATTTGCAATATGCTTTTCTGCGTCCATATACACTGCATCTATCACCATAATATCTGATGTGATATGAGACATCAACAATTCCAAGTCAAAATCTGTTTCTACAATTTGCACATATTCACGTTGAATGAAATTTGTGCGTTTGTCAAACAGATATCAACGACCCTGCCAATATTCCAAAAGATTGTTCAAAGTGCGAGATAGATCAACTTCATCTTCTCGCATCACTCTGTCAATTTCGGATCTATTTTGATCCATCACACCGGCATTGTTCATAATACCGTTTAAAAATACGTCATGTTTCTGGCCTGAGATTTTCCATTTGATACTTGTAATTTTATACAACGGACTTGTGTTTTGAGATGCAGTAGTATTTTTTATTTCAATAACCAAATTTTCATTTATTTTTTTGGCAAAATATCTAACAATATATCCATTCTCATAATCTTTGCTAGTTGGTGCTGGTTTATATCTTGCCATTATTGTTAATGTGCCAACTCCATCAAATTCTCCATATGAATTTTTTAATGTATCGTTGTATATCATAACACTGTGAGTGGTCTCACTTGCGCCACTATAGTTGTTGTCCAATTCTTGTCTTCTATAGATTGTTTAGTGTCTGATACCTGCCACACCGCATTGGAATAATTATATGTTTCCGGTGCATGGTCTATAGTAAATTGTGATAAAAAATTCATTCCGGATATTCCAAGAAGTTCCAAAGTCAAAGTTGTGTTTGGCATTATTGCGTTGTTCTGATACACAGCTTTTGTGTCGGGTATAGATAATACATAATTCATGAATTGCTTTTCTGGTTCGCATATATAATATTTTTGTAGTTTGCCAGAGAGATCTTTTTTGTAATAAATACAATCTTTGAATTTCTCTTCGGACCTTTCCAATTGCTTTTTCTTAAGCGCAGCTGCTTCTTCTTTTTGCTGTTGAGCAAGTTCTTGAAGTTCCTGTGCATTCGGCTGTTGTTGCTTGCCGGGTGTTATGTCTGATGCGACTGCACTTGACAAATTTCCTTTTTCATACAACCGATCACCGTCGGAATATCTACTTTCTATGGGATCAGCCTTAACGTTTTTTGTCTGAGTTGATCCATCTCTATCATTGCCAGGATTTGCGCTTTGCATTACCAATTGGCTCATCATCTCAGAACTTACTTTGACATCAAATGAAATAGATTTTATTGAATTGTTATTTACAGATCCCAATGAAATTCTTGGAAGTCTGGCAGCGTCACTAACAGTTGATATTGCTGGTAAATTTTCATCATATACAGAATATTTTTCATTTCCATATTCAGCCGGAATAAGTTTCAGCTGACATATTTGACACAATGCTTCGTTGATGTCCTGCAAAAGTTGTTCAATTAATTTTAACAACGAATCATTTTTTTCTACCAATGATACAAAATGGTCCGACTTTATAAATATATCTTTTAAATATCCCCAATATCCAGACTTTAATGCCTGTGAAAATTCGGGCTCTACATCTTCATATATATCAGTATATACATCAACATCTTCATATACTGGAAAAGATTTTCCGTATGGATTTATAACCGACTTTAAATCATCAAATTTTATTGAATCTAGTTTATATTCATCTGTTATTCTTTCGGATCTTTGCTTGAAAAGATTGGTATATGTCGCATCTTCGACTGTTGCAGTTGTTGCTGCGGTATCTTTGAATATAAATCTTGGGGCGTATTGATTGGGAACAAGAATATTTTTTCCAACCGATTTTATGAAGGGACTTGATGCTATTTTTGTTTCAGATATGTCAAAGTTTCGTATTTTTCCATTGCATGGGTCGGACATTGTGACTTCAAAAAAAGAATTAATAATGTTTGCCACCAAATCCATTCTTAGCCACATTCCCGGTTTGTTGGATGAACTATCGTCATTTTTTATTCTAAAAATAGTTTCTTTTATGTTATCTCTATAATATGTTTGGTATCCTTCATCATCATATGCTTTTTCGCCAATGTTTAGGTCGCTTCGCATTTTTACCATTTTTGGTTTGTCCGAATCAATATTTTTTAAATCTCGACTAACAAATTCCTTGAAATTTTTTATTGGTAGTTGGTTATTTCCATCCTTGATTGTTACGGTTTTATTATTGAGTTGTTCACCTTCAACAAGTCGGCTGGCATTTATTATGGTCGTTGAACAATCATATCCACCGGCTTCATTCATTTTTATTGTATAATCAACTACAAATCCTATACCAGCATCATAGTTTCCATTTGATGATTTTAAATATTCCAATGTATATGACGGATCGGTGAACATCTTATTTATCCAATCCAAATCTGTTAGATCAACTAGCGAATTTGTATCGTAATTACTCCATCCCCATTCAACCAAACATGTTATTCTGGGTGTAAGGAAGTATGGTGTGAGATAGTTCAATTGTGCAAGTGAATGACACTTCCAATTAATCGTTACTTTTCTGCATGCGTTTGGAAAACCTGCGTTTGACCCTGCCATCTCGCAAGTGACCGAATCCACGCTTGGCGGTGGGCGGTGTGAAAAATCGGATCTGTTTATGAATTTTTTATCTCTACCTTCTGACACAGACGTGTCGGTTTTTATTTTATGTGGTAAACCCCGCGCATCTACTCCTATAGTATTTTTTTTATCAGGTGTAAATCCAAAACTTTCCTCAAAGTCGTATACTCCACCCAAAACAAATCCGTCAAGTTTACTTGCACCTTCCAATTTTGATTTTCCGTTTGAAAAAAATCGCACCCACGCAGTTCTTGGTCCACTATATGGACCTTCGTCTGCAAGTATGTTGATATCATACTCTTGTCCTCTGCGTTGCATTTCTTCATATACCCAAGTTGGTAATGGATGTAATCCCCACGGTACTACGGAAATAATGTCACTCATAACTATTATATGCTATTTTCTCTATTAAAATTATTTACAATTAAATTTATGTTCTGCGGTATTCTTACTTGCTGGCCTGTGGGTGCTTTTAATGTTGCCTTTATGCCATTGGCTTGAGCAATTACCCACCATAGCGTACTGTCTTTATAAAACTTATATGCAAGACTGTCAAGATAATCCGTATCACTTGCTATTATATATATGTCATCAAATCCTATTGGAATTTTTGGATATCGAGTGGTTTTGTATACGCGTTTACCATCGTATCTTTTGGATATATTATTATTTTGTGTATATCTATTCATTTTGCTTTTTATATTCAACTGGCTACAAAATCTCCGCTTCCCATCTTCATTTCCCAGTCATTTTCGCGTTCCTTTGGACCAAAATGATTTTCGTTGGTAATTGACTGTTTTCTTTCAATCAATGCAAGTTGCACAGTCACGTCTATAATATTGGGAAGTTGCTTGGAAGTTGCGTCGATTGTGAGTTCTTTAGTTTTACCAAAAAAATATTTATAAGTATCATCTCTTAATGTTTCCCAAGTAGCATCATCTGGTATTGATATGGCCACGTTTCTTAATATGGCTGGCTGGTCATCATATAAATCTCCAATTCTAAAACGTATCATAGGTGGAACTATAAATTGACTTTCTCTTCCAGAAGTGTCTATATAATTATCTCCCAATCCAAGACCATTTGCAAATTCATTCACTGCTGTGGTATCTTCGTTTGTAACTGTGGCTTTGCCTGTATAACCGCTTGGTCGGGTCAGTCCCACAAGATAATTTATTCTTTTCCACATAGGAACAAGTTCTCGTATGCTATTGGCATATACTTTGAAAGTGAAAGTTGCATCGCGAGAAAATCCCTTGTATATATAAAGATTATCTGCTCTGCCCATATATTTTACCGTTTCCCAATCCGCTGTATTGTTGTCTGTTATACTAGAAATTGTTGCTCTGAAAGGTATATATATCTCGTTGACCAAATCGTAAAAATAAAAAAATATGAGATCTCTGGATTGATCGCTATCATTTAAATACATATCTCGTTTGTTTTTTGTTGGCAAAAGTGAATTGTATTCATCTTGCTCACCTATTTCGTTTATATCCGTGTTTGCTTTTGCAAAGCTGCGATTATCTATCTTGATCTCATCTACAACTCCTCCATTTTCTTTGAGATAATCCAAGAATGGACCAGACAACACAGTAGATTTTTCAACAACATCTGCTTTGCTATTTTCTGGATATATTGCAGCATAATTGTTGTATTCGTGAACCCCTATGTCCAGATTTGTAGTATATCTTTCAGCAGATGCTCTAAATTGAGCAGTACCGGTTGTTTCATTGGCCGGTTTTAGGTTTCTAACCATTCTTTTATAAATACTTATTATATTTGTTTTGCTTCCTGCACCAACAAAAAACGGCGACATTATTGTTGTTCCGGAATTTGCATCTACTCCCACGGCTTGCGACTGTATCGTATTGGTCTGGGATGTGGAGTTTTGAATGAAAGCGCCAATAGTTTGATTTTTAATTGCATCAGGTGATGCGTAATATGAATATTTTGAGTTTGGGTCTATACTGTCTGGGTAGTATTTATGGAACGCAGACACCGGTATCAACTTAGATGGTATATTTCCTGCAAATGTGGCAGTGTCATTATAGAATAAATTGGAACTGTTGGCTGTGCTATATGCTCCAAGGTTATTATTTCCATCATCTTTAAAAAAATGATATGCTCCATCATATTTTGACTGGCGTTCACTTCCATTAGAATACTCCGGTCTATATTCCCATTGAATAATACCTGTTCCGGAGGTACCATAATTATTAAAACTTGGATCTGACCATATTCTCGAGAAATTAACATATCCATCCATCGCAGTTTTGTATCTCAATGAACCATACTTGGCGTCTCCTTTAAGCAAAACAAAGTTTGCAAATGGACCAGTTGCAGTTCCTTGAATTTTACCATTGTCCAATTGTAATCCATTATATTTAGCAGAACTTAGTTTGGCTGTCTGATAATTGAGAGGTATATTTCTATCTATACCAATGCGAGCAGTCAAATCTGACGGAAGATCATTCTTGGTTAAATAATCTGGATTAAATATTTTATCTTCTCTCGCATAATATATGTTTCTTCTATCATCATTGGTTAATCTTTTTATTGGATAAATACCATCTGATGGAGTCGTTAATACATTAAGTATGAATTTTCCAATAGACTTTAATGCGGTGTTGAGTGACATATTCTATAAATATTATGATACCCTTGCAAGCGCCTTTGACACCAACGTTCCATCCATGTGTACAGCAACTGCACCACCCGTCAGTAGGTTTATTAGCTCATCAAGCTTTGATATCATCGCATCAGAATTATTATTAACATTAACTACAGGTGTTGCACCACCGGCTGCGCCGCCAAGTGAGGATATTGCATCTGTTAATTTATCTATACTCATCTTGAGTTCATCCATATTTACGATTTCAACCATATGATTGATCTTACTTTCTACTATTGATTTTGCTTCAATAGCAGCCTTTGATGCGTCTTTTCCTCCAAAAAATCTACCAATTAATGGAATGCTACTTACAAATTCCATAACTTTTTTGAATGCTGAAGAAAGCGTGTTGAAAATTGTTCCACCCATTGATTTTATTGCATCCACAATCATACGCGCTATGCCAACGTTTTTTCCAAATATTCCAGACACAAAATTCATAACTTTTTTGAACGGACTTGATAGCGCATCAAATATCATTGAACCAACAGATGTAAGTCCGTCAACTAGCATAAGTCCAATTCCGGATGGGGATTCTCCAGCAAGTTGGGAATCGCTTTTAAACCAACCAAGAAATTTTTTGAATGGCCATTTAAGCACATCAAACACTATGTTTTTAATACTGCTAAGTCCATCAACAATCTTATCGGTGAATCCGTCGCCAAATAACTTTCTTGAAATCCATTCCCCAATATCCACAAACACCGAAAGAAATACATCATACAATACCGCCGGAATTGCCACCAGTGCCTTTAGTATTTTTTCACCGGGATTTAAACTGTCGTCGTTCCATAGGTCAATAAATTTGCTGCCAAGTTTATATATTGCTTCCAAACCACTGATGACCCAGCCTATAAATGGTACTTTTTTTATTCCAATAGAGAAAATTTTTAAAAATTTTGTTCCAAATTTTCCAAGGAATGTGAATAATCTTGCAAAAACTCCACCACCACTGGCAATTCCACCAAAAAATCGAGACACCGCTGTGCCCATATTCTTAAATATAGAAATTATGGTTCCACCAAATTCCATGATTTTTGGTCCCAGAATTGATCCAAAAAGATTTTTAATTGATGTAAAAAATATAGAAAATGCATCACCGATGGGTTTTAGTATGGTTTTTAATGCGGAAACCCTTCCTCCGACATAACCAAAAAACGCAGAAACGCTTCTGCCAATACCAGAGAACATACCAGCACCAGAAAACGCACTGGACAATGCGGTTTTTAATGCGGAAACCCTTCCTCCGACATAACCAAAAAACGCAGAAACGCTTCTGCCAATACCAGTACCAGAAAACACATTGGAGACTGCAGTTCCAATATTTTTGAATGCTGTCCAAATTTGACCAACTCTCAAACTCATGAGTCTAAAATATGCGTTAGTGCGTCCAAGTGTTCCTGTAAAAAAACTCCACCAAAGATATATTTTTGCTATTCCGCCCGCTAATTCTCCTAGTTTTTCCATCCATTTGGCGGCGCTTTCTGTGAATTTTGCCACCCCAGCCATCGCCTTTTCCATTGACATGGCGCTATTGTTTCCGGATCTCAAGGAGCTTCCAATGATATCAAATGGTTTCAACATTCCTTTCACAAATGAAGAAATTAATTTTATTGGTATTATAAGCAGTCTAACCGCCGTTATTATAATAGGCATTATAATATTTGCAATTGGAAGCAATGCGTCTGATATATCGGTCCAAATTTGTTTGAAAGAATTTGTAAGTTTGTTTAATTCGGTCTGACGCATCTGTCTCTTTACAAGTTCTTCTCCTTGCTTTACAAGATCATTTGTTCCAGCCTTTTCATCCTCTCTTAGTTTTTTCTGCATCGCCATATATTCTTTAAACATTTCTGGGCGTTCTTTTTCTAATGCAGCTAATATTTTTGTCTGATTTTGCTGTTGAATAATTTCGTCAACTGTCATATGAGCCGCCTTTGCAACTTCTTCTTGTTGTAGAATATCCAACTTATTAAAATCTCCAAGTTTTGAAATTTCTTTCAATGCAAGTTGTCTTGATTTTACAATGTCTTTTTCAAATGCAGCTCTTCTGGCAGCTTGGAAGTTTAGAGACTTTCCAACCATGGCTGATGCTGTTAATTCAGATGTTATTGAATCTTGAAAATTTAAAAATCCCCTAGATGACTTTGATAAAGAATTGATGGTTGTTCCAAGTCTTCTGGCTTCAACCGCAGCTCTCATCAAAGCTAAAGGACTTTTTGATAAGAATTTTAAAGAGTCTTCGGATGCTTCTGCAATATCCTTCATTACCATAGCAGGAGCAACTCCTCCCATTTCAGCAAGTCGTGCAGCTGCGCCCATCATTTGAGTGGCAGTAATTCCAGACGATTTTGATATTGAAGTAAAAATGCTTCTTATCTTGGCAGAATCTTCAACCGATATTCCTAAATTTGCTGCCATTTGAGCAGTATCTTTTACCATATCTTTGGTTACTATACCAATTACTTGAAATTGATTGGTTAATGCAGATGCTGCTCCATATGCTTCATCCAATCCAACTCCAATCTGAGCCATTTCAGCATTTACTTCTCTTGCAGAATTATTCAACTCTCTTGTTTGAGAAACTAAAAATCCGGTTTTAATTCTAAATTCTCCGGCTGCTTTATCCAATTCTTTCCAGCGTTCTAATGAAGCTTGCAATAATGCCAGCCATGCAGTCAATCCACCTTTGGCAACATCCATTACCAATGATTTTATTTTTCCAAATTCTTTTGATTCTTCAGTGAGTGGTTTTATTAATGCTTCATGAAGTTTGCCCACTTTTTCTGCAAGTTCTTTTCTGTCTGTTTCTGTTCTATATATCTTTTCACCAAGGATTAAATTTGCTTTAAGTTTGGTTTCTTGTCGTTGCAATGCAACTAAAATATTATCGCGCATCTCACTTTGAAGCTTTGTATTTTGTGTTATCTGTCTTTCTAGTTCAAGAGATTTATCTACCAACATCATAAGCCTCGTTCTCGCACCCTCTTTTTCAACACCTTCACTTTTGTCATCACTTAAAATATTTCTCTGTGCCTGTATTCTATCGTTTGTGAGTGTTTTTTCTTGGTCTAAAAATTTAAGCTTTTCTTTAATTTTTTCGGTTTCTCTGCCCAACAGGTTTGATTGTCGTTTTTTGTTCTCACTGATTTGTTTTTCAATACTTTCATTAAATTGTTTGCTACGCTGCATTCCAGATTCTGCCGATTGCAATGCTTTTGTTGCATCAAGCCAAACATTTGTTTGTTTTGCCGATTTCTGTATTTCTTCTGTTATACCTCTAAAAGTACGCGAAATATCCTCGGCAGATTCTTTAATCGCTTCGAGTTTATCGTATGTTTCGTCAGTTATGGTGGGTTCATCAGCCATGTTATATGATATTTATTATATCTTATATAAGTATATAATAACCGACATTTTTACCATTATCGTATAGCTGGACGATGTATTTTTCCAGTAGAATTTTGTCCATTCTCAGAAGACTTGTGCTGATCAGCCTCGTTCTTTTTGGTGTCTGCCAGCTTTTTTATATAAAATCTTCGCAAATATACAGGCAGAGTATATGCCTCAGAATGACTGAATGCGCCGTTACTATAATAACAGAGGTTAAATACCTCTTCGTGCAGAGCTATTTTATACTCCAGAGGAAGGCCAAAAGAAGTCTACACCCAATGGCAATGCCATCCGCTCGTTGTGTCCGCACGCGGTACATGTAAAATCAAATGTCATGTCCATGTCTGGAGTATTTTGTCTTATATATTTACGAAAAGATATGCTGTCTTTGGCAAGCATATTATCCACAAACTTTTTAATCAATCCTCTATCATTGTTTCCATCAATTGCTATAATGGTGTATTTTAAACGCGTGGTCATTTCTGGTGCGTTTGTTTTTGATAGTTTCGCCAAACCTTTCAATTCAGCATCAATATCATTTTCATCTTTGTGAGTAAGAAGTCTGTATGTAAGATTCTTTTTAGATATTGGCAGTTCAAAATTAAATGCATTTTCACCTTTTGTATGTTTGGTAAAATCAAATTCTTTGAACTTTACATCTCCAAGATTAATTTCTACTTCATTTTCTTCTCCGCATTTTGGACATGTAATTTTTGCAGAATATTTATCTCCATACGCCAATCTACGTGCTGCAACTAATATAGCATTTTTGTCACCAACCACAATATCATCAAGTTTAACATTTGGAGTAACAATGATTGCTTTCAACAATTCATCAAGTACAACTCCCTTTTTAATAAGATTTTGGTTGGTAAGAATATCTTCTTCTCTTGCGGTCATGTGTTTCAATTGAATGCGACCTGATGACAATGGAGAAGATAATGGATAAAAATAGCCTTCTGATGGAATGTCTATATATTCAACTGGAAAATCCAACTTTGTTTCGGCTGGCGTGACTGCCTGTTGGTTTTGTGTATGCACTGATGTTGAAACAGGTGCTGCTTGTCTTGATACTGGTATTGTATTATCCATATTTATATAACGGTTGTTTGTTATATATATGAACTACAAAAAGTTTTGTGTATATATAAAAACTAAGATATTATTTATATCTTTTTCTTTGAGTCTGATTCAACTGCTTTCTTTTTGTTTGCAGTAATCAATTGAATAACACCCATCAATAATATAGAACCAGCCGCTATTGCTCCTATAATCCACATAGGAACAGTGGTTGCCATATATGCAAGACCCAGAAATGTGATGCCAGAAAAAATCATATTGAAGCTTTTGAACAACACACCAAGAATCACAAACAATATTCCAATACCACCCAACAATCTAACCAACCATACCATAAGTTCTTGTTGTTGTGCTTCTTTTAATAAACGAACTTGATCAACTGCGTCAGCACGAATGCGATCAACTTCTATTTTCTTTTCGGCTTCTATTTTTTCAATTGCAATACGATTAGCTTCTTTTAGTTGCGACTTTTCTTTTTCTTTTTGAACAATTATTGCTTCAGCATCATCCAATTGAGCTTTTTGATTCACAGCCAATTCAATTGTTGCTTTGTATTTTATATACAATCCATCTATACTTTTTTGAAGAGATTCTTTAATAATTTTTTCTTCAGCAACTTCTTTTTGAATTTCTGATTTTTTAGCGTCAGTTAGAACATCTGTACGCATCATTATTTCTTTTGAACGTAGATGTGCAATGGTGGTATTAATGTCTACTTTTTTCTTTTCTTGAGTTACATGATATACACCATAGTTTATTTCTGATATCTTAGCGAAATTCTCAAGGTCTTTTTCGCGAAGATCATTATATGCCTTTTGTGTTTCTGCCTTTAACTTGGCATATTCAGCCTCCATATTTTTTTTGTCATCTGCTGCTTTTTTTTCCGCTATTTCTGCCCTTTCCATTGCTTCTTTTGCTGACTGCGCTGCAACAACTGCCGCCACATTTACTTCTGGTTCTTTTGCTATTTGTTCGGATTTTTCCGGTTTCTTTCCAAAACTAGGCATCTTTGGTATACTTGGACATCCTGTCAATAGAAACAGAGCCAGAAATGATATGACTAGTTTTTTCATGATATTATTTGATTGCTTGTTTTGCTCGTTTTGCTGCTTGTAGTTTCTTAATAATAAAGGCACGCTGTGCAGCTTTTCTTTTTTCTTCTGAAGATGACATAGCAGCAAGATCGCTTTCTGGAGCGTCGTCTAGTTGATTGTCTGTGTCAGCAGAAAGTTCTTTTCTCAATTCATCTGCGGTTTTCTTGACAAACGCTGGATCTAGATTGAGAGATACTTCTTCTTCGCTTGCACTTGAAGACAATTGTTGCATGATATCGCTGTCTGTTGTGTTGGGAGCAGCGGTCAAAATATTTTCAATTGCACCACGAGTTGCTGTATCAAAGTCAGATCCACCGACACTTGAAACTGGTGCAACTTTCTTTGGACGACCCATACCAGCAATTCCTTTTGGAATATATGGTCCTTTTGGAGCTTCGGTTGGTGTGCCATCTGGAATGGTCTTGTGACCTTTGACTGCCCAGCCGGTTGGAGAACTTGAATCTTGCACTTTAAACTTGCTGCCCACAGCACCTTTAACACGAATTTCTTCAATGTCCGATTCTGCAATAGCTTCGCGAATCATTCCCAAGATGTCTTCTTTGAGACTGCCCATATTTTTTGATGTGGATGGTTTTTTGAATCCAGATAATCTTTTGGTTTCGTCAATACGTTTTTGCTTTGCTGCAACAACTTCTTGAATAATTACTTTTAGTAGTGCTTTTAGTTCAGATTTTTTCATGGTAGTTTTGTTTTCTTGTAAATTATTTTCGCTGATTTTTGTATTTGGCATATCAGATTCAATCCACTTCTTTACTTTTTCAATCATATCTGAAGATTTCCAGTTAATTTCATATGGACTTATGTTCACGTCATGTTCTTTACCGTCCGGTCCTTTGACATAATGAAACAACTTGATATTGTCTTCTTCACGATCTTCATCTGCCCAAAATTTATATGGTCCTTTGCTAGTTTGAATCATAACAGAATTGTCAAACAACTCATTCAAATCAGTAGCATGTGTGTCTTGTGGCAATGGATGTTGATCTTGTAGCATTTCTTTGATCAAATCCTTTAGTTCAGATTTTTTCATAATTTATTGTTTATCTTTTATAGCATTTATTCTGTCAATGACTTGACCTTGCTTCTTTGACAAACTTGCTTTTTTACGTTCAAGTCCTTCTATTTTTCTTTGAACTGGTGCATGCAGTTTGACTATATCAGCGTCAATTTTGCGAATATCATTCGTGATTTTATCCAAAGCAGCTTGATATATTGCCAATGATTTTTTGTCTGAATCAGTCATACCAGATTCTGGAGCAGATACTCCAACCTCGGCTGCACCAACTTCACCAATTTCCTGAATAGTTTCATTTTGTTCAACTGAATCTGTATTTACACTAAAATACAAAACGCCGTTGTTTTCATAAATTTCTACAATTTCCAAATTGTGTGAACCGGCGTGAGTCATTATCTTCACATCTTTTATAGAATTTTCACCAACAATTTTATTCACAGCATCAGCGTTCTGACCAATATTTTCATTCAGTTTACGCTGAACAATTTCTTTGATAAGATTTCTTAGTTCAAATTTTTTCATTTGCCGTGCATTTTTAATATTTCAGCAGCAGCGGCTTTTGCTTTTTTAGCCAATTCAACTTCACGCTTTTCTTCTGGATTATTCATGTCTGTTTCATCATGTTCTTCATTCATTCCTTTAGCTTCCCAAGCAGCCCACATTTCACAAACACGCTGATTACCTTCATTTTTAGAATTATGCATCTTCCACATTGTTGCATAAGCTTTTTGTGGAACATCTTTGTATCTACTCAACAATTTCTTTTTAAGAGCAGCTGGAAAATTTGGTGGAGTTCCTTCTTGTAGATTGGTTTCAGCCACTCCCAATCCAATTGCTTCTTTTACTATTTGTCTTACCAGTTGTTTTAGTTGATCTTTATTCATAGATTTTCTATTCTTATTTTTAAGTATATATAAATATCAATAAGTTTATAAAAAAAGTGTATTTAAGTTACACAGTGTTTGCATTTATTGTGTGATTTGTGTGGCTTGGAATCAAGATTGTATAGTCAGATATGAACAGATGTCAAGATCAAAATGCTCAACTACATGTTATTATAACAATATATAAAAAAGAAAACCACCGATTATTCGGTGGTTTTCAGGTGTAGAATTAAACTTTGACTTATTATATTAAAATTGCAGAATACAATAGTCCATGCTCAGTGTGACACTTATTGTCAACGCATCTCCTGCACTTGACCAATCCAGCGCAGTTGCATTGAAATCAACTTGTGAAGGAAACGCACCCTTGATGTCCCACTTTTCAACAATATCTCCAACAGGACCAAGAACTTGAATTTGTACGTCCTTCTTGTACATGTCGGCATACCCGTTGCGACCAGTGACAGATTCATGTGCCAGACGCACCCATTCCATGCATGCTTGAGCAGCAGACGGAACGATTGGATCATACAAAGTGATATTAATGTCCTGCCATTCACTCTTGCCTTTCAACTTGCGCTTCAAATTGATATGATCCATTGTTATAACACCAACGTTGATATTGGGACGACCGGCTGCTTTTATAGTATACGCGGGTATACCGTCGATATTCATTATGAAACGATTGGCCACTTTTGGCTCAAATGCTGTAAAGAAAATTTGATTTTGGTCTATTAGTTCTGCCATAATATTGGGTGTTTAATTGTTTGTTCTTTGATTATAAATATACAATAAAATATAAAATAGTTTAATTATTATCAAAATTATTTAATCTTATAATAAGATAATGTTGGGAATTTTATGAATGGTGTTGACATATTAATAAACGGTGTTCATTGTGCAATTATGACTATATTCAATATAGAAAGATCTTTTACAGAAAAAGCCAAGCGTCGTTGGAATAAAATCTTTATTGCTGTAGATGTGCATGATGTTATATTAGAAGCCAAATATAATCTAAATAATGATGGTGCGGATTATATGCCCAATGCAGTAAAAGTGTTGCAGCAATGGAGCAAGCGTGAAGATATATCTTTGATATTATGGACAAGTAGTCATGTCTTACCTGCCAGTAAAGTATTGGATAATCTTGAAAAACATAATGTATATTTCAAACATGTAAATTGCAATCCAGAATGTCCAAATGATGCATTGTGTGACTTTAGCAAAAAGTTTTATGCCAATGTAATTTTAGATGACAAGGCGGGATTTTCAGGAAACGACGATTGGTTTTTAATTGAAAAAGAATTGAAACGAATTGGAGAATGGAAAGAATAATTTAATATAGTACAAATAGTATTGACTATACCAATCAAATGTATAACAATAAATATTGTCAACTAATAACGGTTGATGCAACAAAAGAAAAATATGAAAAAGTATATCCTATTAGCACTAGCATCAGTATTGTCAGTTGTAGCCGCAGAAAAGAAAGAACGCCCGCCGCTGACTGATGAGCAAAAAGCAATCGTCGCAAAGTATGACACAAACAAGGATGGTAAATTGGACAAAGAAGAACGAGCAAAGATTACACCAGAAGATGCAGCAAAGTTGCCGCCTCCTGCCGCTGGTAAAAAGAAGCAATAAGTTCGTGAAGCAATAATTCACTTAAAAAAGAAGCCCCGAGAAATCGGGGCTTTTTTATTTCTTACTTTGAAAGTTTAGAAGCTATTCTTGCTATATCGCTATACACAGCATCATCATCTTTTTTGTATCTCGATGATATATCTTCAATATAAGGGTTTATGTCTGGATATATACCAAACTCAATTGCATACGATAATATTTGTTTTGCCGCGTTTTCAATTTCTCGTTCATACCCATCGTTGTTCATGGCAATTTCTTTTACAGCCTTTGGAACGGTTGCATATCTACCAAATAAGAAAATATAAGTCAGAACATCGGAAGGACCAAACCCACTAACTGCTCTATATGCATCCTTTAATGTGGCACCGGCTTCCAAAGTATCGTCAATCAGCAATACATTTGCTCCTTTTATTTTCTTGATCAAGTCAATAGAGTACCCTTCCGCAACAGTGTAAAACATGCTATAATACATTCTATTGGTAGCACCGACTTTTTTGATTTCAAATTCTTCTTCTCCGTGATTTTTTTTCTTAGACTCTAAATCTCGAATGACATATTCAAAATATGACAGATCTTTTTTTAGGCTCTTGGCTCGTTTGTACTGATGCCAAAATACGGGTGACAATTGTACGTTTTTCCATTTGTCTTTTTTCAAAAATCCTTCCAATACCACTGCATTTGGAACATATCGTTTAACTTCATTTGCAACGACGTAATTTAATTTGCTTTTTGATCCAAAAGGAATGATTACACTTATCTTTGATGCATCATACACTTCGGAGTTGAACAATCTTTCGACGGATATTTTAACCAAATTTCTTACAATCGATTTGCTGCCAGCACCGTGCTCTGGGTGCTTGACTGCATGGCGCAAATTTACAAGAGCAGTTTCCATATAATCATCGTCGCCGGCGTCTTTCATCGCCTGCACTGCTTTTGGCATGACCCTGAATGCAGCGTAAACTTTCATTCCATGTACTGTAAAAAATTTACGTGCATCATCGTCGTCGGTAGGAACCAATCCAAATTCACCCTCATCTTCGTCGGCCATCCAAGTCACAGATTTTCCATCCGGCGAAGATATACCGTCGTCAATTTTCTCTAATTCATTCACGCTCATCTTTTTATCATAGTTCTTGGCTATATTGTCTTTGATTTTATCCAAATATCCATGAGCACGAATAATCTTGAATACTATATTTTCTTCACTCAATTCGCCGCCACTATCCAAACCAGATTGACGATACTTATAAAGCTTGTCCAACAGACTCTTTAGAGCAGTTTCATCATGTTTTGACAATAGTGTTGTTATCTTCTTTTTGTATTCTTTATACTTCTTTTTTATAAGTTCTTTGTTGAAAGTTGGACTTTCTTTAACAGGTTCTTGAATCCAATCATTTTTATATACACTATATGAACTGGCTGAAGTAGGTACATGTGCTGTGTCTTGAACATATATTTCAACATCATGACCTTTCATGGTAATATTATGTTTGTTGTTCCAACCCACTTTTATAGCATCAAATAATGTTTGAGCATCATCTGCTGTCATATCTAAATCTTTAAAATCTGTGACAACATGCAAGTCAATGTCACTATAATCTGTCCAATTATAATTGGTGATGCTGCCAATGACAACAATATCATATATTTTTATATGTATATTATTTTCTTTCTTGAGATTGGCCACAAAATCTTGCGCGATTTTTAATAATCCTTTGCGCACTATATCATCAAGTTTGGCACCATCTTCATTGATGTTCCAAAGTTTTGGACAAAGATTATTGCGATATAAAGGATATTTCATTTTTTTAAAGCCATAACGTCGGTGATATGAAACTGTTCTTTTATCAAAATAGATCTCAGTTTTAAATTGCTCATATTGAGAGTATATCTCTAATTTTTTGTATACTGCTCGCTGTGTCTGTGTGATGAATGGCAATGTTGCCAGACACATTTTCCCATGCTGTTATGTTATCCGGCCTGCCGTCTTCTACGTCACCGGGACCGGTGTCATCCAACAACACATTCATAACATTCGGAATTTTTGTAGCATAGTTTGATTTCAAATAACCAGAGGTTGCAATTCTTACCTCAACCGTTGAATCAATATATTTTCTTATCCAAGCTTCTTTTTGTTTTTTAACATTGGAACCTTGTCCCGCGCTTAGTATTATGGGCGTCGGATTTTTAAAATTATCTTTTACAAAGTCCCACAAAATTTTTGCGTCTGGTAGAGGATCTAGATTCAACCAAAAATTTGGATTTTTTTCTACAACATCCCAAAAAGCATTTTTTCCATTTTTTTTAGAATATTCTTTTGGTGTCATTGTTGTTATTTTTTTGAACCCACCATCCAAATCAACGAGAACTCCGTCCATATCTACGTATAATTGAATTTTTAATGGATTTTCACCATCTTCTTTGGCCACCGCTTCTTTCAAGATATTCTTCAGTAATATATGCATATCTTATAAATATATCAATACTACTCAATATATCAATAAAAAAACCCACCTTTCGGTGGGTTTTTGAGTTTAATTTTTTATACTATATTAGGCGCCAGGAAAAGTAGCACCCGTTGGTAGTACATTGAAATCAAGTACAATGAATTCCGCAGTGCGTGTTGGCTGGATGAATATTTGACCATACAATATACCACGATCAACTATATCTGGAGTATTGTTACTATCATCCATAACTACTTTGAATGAATAGATACCGGAACGTTGTTGTACGCTCTCCAAGTATGGATTTACAATATTCAAGAAACGTTGGCGTGTCGTGCTGACGTTTTGTTCAAACACCAGATAGCGACTTGACGACGCAATGAACTTCTTCAATGCAATCAACAAACGACGTACATTGATGCGATCCAAAGCGGAAGGCTGACGTTGCAGTGTCTTTTGACCCCACGCCACAACACCTTGTCCTGGAAACGCAGCAATTGGATTGATGCGACCTTCATATAGAGTATCGCGTTCGGTGTGAGACAATCTGTCAGCCACCGATATGGCAGTTGCAATACCGCCACGGTTTAGACCGGCAGGAGCAAACCATTCAGCCGCTACCTTGTCGTTTGAAGCATATACACCCATCATAACAACCGACGGAGGAACTGTCATTATCTTGTTGCTGTTTGATTCGCTGATCTTGACCCAAGGATAATACGATGCTGCATAATTTGTATCAAATTCACCGGCCAAATCAACAACATTTTGAATAGCAGCCGCACCAGCTGTTTGATTTGGTGCAATGTCCATGATATAAAACGCATCACCACGGCGTTCACATACATCAACGATTGATGTTGCGACGTATGAATGATCGTCATAATTGATACCAGGTGCAACCACGAGATTGAAATCAAACTCGTCGGCATTGCTCAATGCAGAAATAGCTTGTCTATACGCATAAGTCCCACGACTTGTTGATGTAGAACAATCTAGTCCTTGTTGATTTGTTGGAAGAATATCATCTCCGATAAGAATTGGCATTGATGGAGATTGACCATCAAATCCACCTTGGAAACCAAGAATGAAACGACGTTTCTTAACATTCAAGGATTCTTGGGAAGCAACATATAGTGGAGATATTCCGCAGTCATTTTCCAGATCAAATGCTACATTTGAATTAACAGATGCGCCTTGTGGAACTGGTGCGAAATATTGCTTGTTGTCAAGTTCAGGTCCAACCGACGATCCGTTTGGATATAATCCCGCTAATTCTGCATCTGCTTGACCAGGTGCTGGATTAAATACCACACCTGATGCATAACGACCAACTTGTAGGGTATATACAGATGCACTACAATATTGCATTGCTGCTAATTTACCAAGACGAGCATAATCTCCACCGATTGGTGATGTATATGGACCAAATCCAAATGGAATTGAACCGACTGGCCATGGTGATGTTGCTGTTTCAACGCGAATATATTTACTCTTTTGTGGAAAAGTTCCATTTTCAATTATTTTACCATTGAAGTCTATATAGTTGTATGTATCACCAATTCGACGAGCAATAAAGTTTGGACTGTCTGGATCAATATTCAAATTATCGTAACGTTCTAAATAATTTGGTTTTAGATCAGTATCTCCATAGCCACGTAACCCAAGAGTAAATGATCCGTACTTTGTGCCTGATATTGATCCTGGACTGCGAACATTGCTGATTTCAACTTTATACATCAAGTTTGATGTGGTACCATCGCTCAAAGTATGAACCTTGAATAGATCATAAGCCTGCGCGTCAGCTGTGTTATATCCAGCGATTGCCTGCGAACGAATATAAGGAGTATATGCGTTTGTTAGGTCATATGTTGATGTTCCATCGGCTGGTAATATACCATCTTGGAAATCCATAGCATCGCGGAAACTAACAGAAATCTTCCAACTTCCAGATTCCAACATTTCGGTTATTATTTGCTTTGTTTTGTGTTTGAAGTTTACATATGTATACGCCGCTTCTTTCTTTTGAAGAGCAGCTACTGGATAGTATCCAGCCACTGGATCTGTACCAAATACATTTGTGATATACTTGTTGGAATTTTCATCAAGCGAGAACTGATATGTTCCATATGATGAACTTGCGGTGTTTCCTTCGGTATCTGTGTAAATGGTATTCAGGTCCAATGAAAAATCAGCAGTAATTGATTCTGCGGACGATGTGTGTAACAAAGAACCGCTGAATCCGTATAAGTTTTGTCCTGTATCATATGCTGTGTTGGCAAGAACTGCAAGAAGAACGCTGTCGCTTCCAGTTGCATATGAAGAGCTTTCACAACCATCTTCAGTCAAACCAACGCCCGGTTGAAATCCATTTGGATTAAACGGACCATATGAACCAGTTAGAATTCCGGAAATTTCCAGAACAAAATCACAAGCTCCGTTTACTCTGGAAATTGTCAATTCAGACAGTCTTGTATTATTCCAAGGAGACGATCCACTGACAAGGAACGGAGTATTATTGATAGACGCAGTTGCGCGGAAATAATCCAAACATCCGTCAGAACCAGTCACCGCACCATAAAGATTTGTTGATGAACTTAAAAACGTTCTGAGTTGAAGTGTTCCGATAACATTTGATTCATTCATATAATATCCACTTTCAAATGTTGCATTTACGCTTCCTGTGATATTAAATTGACTATTAACAACAGAATTTGGATAAATTGTACCGGACAACAACGATCCAGAAACAATTGAATTCTCTTGAAAACGAGAATATTGTCCAGCAATTGCAGTGACAAACAATGCTTTTTTCTGTTCGTAGCCAGACAATCCACCGACGCGAACGACGGTGACTTGACCTTGCTGACGAATATATTGTTGTGCAGTAATTGGACCATACAATGTACCATCGGTATCGCCGAAGATATTAGCTAAGTCCGCCTCGCTGGTAACTACGGTTGGTGAAAACCCCGGTCCTTTTGGGAACGGGGCGACTACCACGCCGCCGATTGCTGCCACACCCTGTGCAAGAAACGATTGATCAATTTCTCTGGTGAATACACCAGGTGAAACGATACGTTCTGAAGGGCTATAATTTCCATTTTGTTCGATTGCCATATATTAATTTTTTACTCCTGTATAAAAGTTGCAAATATAAATATGACCGGAGAAATTGAAACAATAAAAAATCCTCCAAATTAATGGAGGATTATAGTATTATAGTATTTTTACAAATATCAACGTTTTGGAGTAAATATGCCTGTATTAACATCAAAAGTGCCTTCTCCATACTTGGCAACAATCTTGTCCAAAAATAATTTTTCTTGTGCCTCAATGGCAGTCAATCTTTCTAATGTTCGTTTTTCGTTCTTGTTTATTTCGCGCTTTTGCATTTCAACTTGACCAAGTGCAATGGTCAATTGATCATATACTTCACGAATATTATTCATTTCAGACAGTTCGTTTTGATCAAATACGACAGGTCCAAGATTTTGAGAAGGAATATTAAAATTTGGAATATTTTGATTGGCGGCGCTTTGAGGAAATTGCATTCCTGTGTTGGGCTGCGATGGCATTCCAAAATTTGATTGAGGTGCTTGAGCTGGTTGATTTAGTTCCATATAGTTTTATAACATTTATTGTTGAATTGTTTCATTCATATATATGGATTAAAAATTGTAAAATGTTGTTATAATAACTATCACACACTTAAATTGTGTTTATTTATATATTCGATCATGTATTTTTTCTTGGCGACTGGACCCGGACCAAATCCAGCAAAGTGGATAACAACGGAATTTTCATCATGAAATTTATATTCCGTAGAAATATTAACATTATTCCAAAAATCTGATGGAGGAGGTTTAGTAAAATTACTCTTAGAAGCTCCAGAAACTATCAATCTTTTTTGTTTCAATTCGGAAGTTAATTTATGATTGTAAAATCTTGCCGCACCAGAAGAGTCACTTGTTTCGTCAGTCTCACCCGTGCCAGACGATCCACTTGTTCCCGCTGTGCCGTCTGGGTCTCCGAAGAAATCGAAAAAATTAAAATTTCTACGTTCTCCCTTCCAATAAATTCCTACGACACATATTAATTTGTTGACACCGTCACTTGAAAGAAGCTTTACAAGATCGCGAAATACAAAATAATAATTCATAAACGATTGTTCGTAAAAATATGGACCTGGCCAAGCACTTGCAAGCCATCTAACGTTGTCAAAATGCATACGCATTTTTAACGAATTTATCATAAAAAACTGACCAGCATTAAACGGCATAATTTTGGAGCGATTGCTGTAAAAAAAATTCGCATCTTTATCCGAAATATGCATTATTCCAAAAGGAATAAGTGTAAGAGTTTGCATTCTTGTAAATTCGGAACGTGACACATAAAGAGTGTTTGATGCAAATTGCTGATTGAATATTTTGTTCAAGTCCATAACACATAAAGAATCAATGTCCAAAAACAAAATTTTTCTATACTGATTTATATTTTCGTAATCAAAAATATTTAATTTTTTCATCGACGCATCCGGACCATCCTCGACAGGTGGTAAAATCATATAATTTACATTGAAAAATGAAAGAACCGACAAAGAAGATATTTTTTCTTTTGTCTCGGAGTCCGTTATTAACAATAAATCAAAGTCAATCAATTGCGTGTTTGATACTATGCTATTCAAACACATGTTTAATATGTCGATATAGTCGTCGTTCAAAAATGCCGAAAAGTATAAAAGATTTTTTTTTCCATAAATTTCGTCGGTTATTGATTCTGCGAGTTCATATCTCTTGTTCAAATGCTCAACGATAAGATCTTTATCACATTCTATATTTTTGTATAAACAAGATTTATTTACTCTGACAGTATTTTTTAAATTTTCTAATAAACTCAAATTGTAGGTGCTTGTAGAACACCCTCGCAACTTTATGTTGTTTATTATAACCGTTTTTTGATTTGAATCTATCATATGCTCTATAATTCCGAGCTATAGCCAAAATTATCAAAGTCTTCTTTATAAAAGTTATATATTGTATTTTTTGTTTCTGGTGTGAAAAAATCTTGATATGGAGTAGCATCCGAACTTTTGTTTGACCATAAATAATTTTTATACTCAACCGATGTTTTACTTGTGAGCATTTCCCAACAAGGAGTCATATTTTCAAACTTGAAGATTTCAATATTCGACGCAATTGCACCAGATTCATTTTTTAAAAATATAGATTGCGTTTCTAAGTGCCCATCAAACATTTTAATTCTTTTGGTTACATCTGTGTTTAATTTTTCAATAAAAGATTCAAATGTACCGGGATCATGTTCCGGTTTTTTTGTTTTTAAAAACAAATTTTTTCTGTATTTATATTCCGACACAAATCTTGAATATGGATTTCTTACAACGGAGAATGTGTAAAAATTTTCCCAATTTATAGCCAACTCACTTTTCAATTCACAATATGTAAAATGTTGTGGAGTTTTGAGTTGCCCCGTTTTCAATCTTGATTTAAAATCATAATATTCTTGTGGAGTGCATGTACCCAACATTTTTTCAATTGTTGTACCCGCACATTTTGGAATATGAATGAATACTGTTTTATATGTGTAACTTATAGGCATTTGTATAAAGATTTATAAATGATTTTTTATTAAAACTGTTTGGAAGTTTGGCTGCGAAATGTATTGCAACTGTACGGTCTCCATGCATTTGAACCAGATTTTTTACTATTCCATCGACACTATTAGCGTTCGTCTTCAATTCTTTTTTTAAGAAATTGCTCAATGTAGCTCCACTCACTTGTAATTTGGACTCAACATTTTTATTGTTTTCATTGTATGTAACAGCAACCAACTGCTGCTCAATCATTGGCATATCCGGCATATTCGGTATATCATCTGGAAAAAGTTTGAATTTTACACTCAATAAACTTGTAAGTGACTTTAGTGCAAAATAATAATTCATGAACGATTGTTCGTAAAAATATTCACCCGTCCACACATTTTTCAACCATATTACATTATTAAAATGATTTTTCATTCTTGAAGAATTTAAAAACAAAAATTGACCCGCATTGAATGCTGTAATATTTGGGTTTTCATTCATAGTCATTGCGTCCAATTCACTCAAGTGCATAATCCCGTGTGTAACAGATGTCAAAAGATTGGAAGTACTTGTTGGGGTATAACAAATATAAAGTTTTTCCGGCACCAATTCTTTCTGAAAAATTATATTCAAGTCGCTTATACAGATAATGTCAGCATCAAAAAATAATATTTTTGAATAATCATATATTTTTTTGTAATCAAATATGTTCAATTTTTTCAATGAAGCGAGTGGACCGGTGTCAACCTTTTCCGATAGCAGCATATAATCCACATTAAACTTGGATATAATGTCAAATGCTTCTATCTTCACCTTTGTTGCAGCGTCTGTTATAAACAATATATCAAAATTTACAGTTGGTGTGTTTGAAATAATGCTTTTTAGGCACATATATAACAGATCAACATATTCATCACTTAAAAATATTGAAAAATACAAAAGATTTTTTCCTCCACTATAAACAATATCTTCTTCGTTTTTTACACTCAAGTATTTTTGATGCACATGATGAAGTATCAAATCTTTTTCTCCGTTGGAGTCATTATAAAATTTCATTCGGTTCTTAGTCATCAACGACCGTAATTTTGAAAGCTGATACTTATTATTTTCCGACGCCGGTGACGCCTCTGCTATTATTTTTTGAATATTTTCGTCGATCATATATTATGCGAGTTCTGGAATAATGCTCCAAAGTTTTTTCCAATCTATCATTTTATCTCTGTTTGCTTCAAATTGCATATGCATGGCTAAACTTGGCATTGGGGTAAATAGTTGAACTTTTTCATTTGACCACACGTGATTTATTGTAGTAGCTTCACATACATCAGCATCTTTGGTATAGTTGTTTGCAAACTTTTCAAAATGCTGCCATCCACGATTTATAACACCGGGCGTGGTAAAAAAAGTGCAAGTTGTATAATAATTCGTTCTCCAATGACGACTATTGTGTTGAACTATATTAGATGGTTGCATATATTTCAATAAATAGTTGTCTGGGTCATCAAATGGGTGAACTGCAACATCTTTTGTACCGTTAAATTGAGAAAATGCATACTTATAAAAATGCTCCATTTCAGCTATTGCGTTTGGAAAATGTAGATAATCGTCTTCAACACAATATACCATTGTTTTTTCACTGTCTCTGGCAAGTTCAAAATATTGAAGCGTAGCTTCGTTATAATCTCGCTTTTCACGCACAATCAATTCAGATGGATGCTTATATGATTGAAGTATTTTTTGGATTGCATTTATGCAATCTTCACTGCTGGCGTCATCAATTATTGTTATTTTCGTGCCATTATCACGACCAGAAACTGAACATAAGATGCTGGAAAGGCATTTTAATATAAGTGTCTTTTTATCTGTTCTACAAAATCTTTCATTGTTGCTGCCATGAACAGATTCTCCATCGCACGTTTTTATAATAATTTCTAAGCTCATAGATATATATCTGATCATATATATCAAATGTTGTCAATTCTAAATTATTATTGACATTCGTAGCCAATAATACCACCATATGATCATGTTTCAAGAAAATGATAAAGGATTGGATCAAGCACTGGAATATTCTATACACGGAAAGTCCGACGGAAAAAGCATTTTGATGTCGCTAAACCAAGATGATCCAAGGGTGAGATTTAACCTTGGTTGGTATAATATGCAAGATGGTAGATTATATGAAGGACAAAAAAATCTTGAATATGGAAGATTATTGAATGTTTTTGGTGGGGCAAAAAATATAAATGCTCCAATATATGACGGAAGTTCATTGGTTGGAAAAACACTTTTATTTCATGGAGAAGGTGGATATGGAGATGAAATAATCAATATAAGATTTGCAAAAAATTTTCATGAACTTGGTGCAAAAGTGATAGTTGGATGCAGCAAAGAGCTTTTTCCATTATTTGAAAATCTACCATATATTCATGCCATGGTTGATAGAGATGTTTGCAATAAAGTATATCATCATTGTTGGGTGCCATCTATGTCTTCAACAATGCATCTAAAGATGGAATATTCAAATTTAAGCAGCGAGCCGTATTTGAATATATTCAACAAACGATGGGTTCCAAAAAATAAATCAAAATTTAAAGTTGGATTAAGATGGAGCGGAAATCCAAAATTTGAACATGAGCAGCACAGAAAATTTCCAACTCAAAAAATGCTGGATATTGCAAAAATAGAAGGAGCAACATACTATAGTTTGCAGCGAGACAATGATTTGATGGAAAACATTCCGTGTATAGATATGATATATGAAATGAAAAACTGGAAAGATACAGCAGAAATAATATCCAGCATGGATCTGATCATAACATCATGCACAAGCATTGCACATTTGTCGGCTGCAATGGGAAAAGATACTTGGGTAATACCGCCAATACTTCCGTATTATATATGGGCACTACCGCAAAATACATCACCTTGGTACAAAAATGTCAAATTGTATAGACAAACAGAATATGGAAACTGGGATGATCCGTTTGAAAAAATAAAGACAGATCTAAAATCTATACTGGCTAATATTAGTTAGTCAGATTCAGCAATGGATCTGTTGGTTTTTCTAAAAGATTTTCTTTATTTTTTAAAGCCAATAAAAGAGTATTGTCTTCTAGTAATATTGTGCCTTCTGGGACCAATCCAACTGATTTTAACATTTCTAATGTTTGAGGATTGCTCATTGCGTTCAATAGCTTTGCTGGACTTGGTCGGCCATTTGCAATAATTTCAGATTGCAACTCGCGACCAACAGTTACAGTAAATTCGAGGTTGGCATTGGCTTCAAACATTTGATCATCTGTATAGCCGGGTATGCGAGTCTTTTCACAAACAACATATAGTTCTGCTATTAGATTTTCTAGTATTTTGATTTCATTACGATTTAGTTCAAATGCATGTTTTTGATCATCTAGATGTGATTCTAATTCTAGTATCTCGGCCTCTAGATTCAATAATATATGTGGTAGCGCAGGTACTGTCAGCAGATGCTTATATTCAGCAAGTTTTGCTTTGTATTTTAGTTCAGCACATTTTTCCAATACTGCTGCTCGTTTGCGTCCTACCAAAAACCCTTGCAGGGTCTTGAGTTTCTCCCATGGAGTACTACCAATGACTTGGTATTTATAATTGAATTCAGAATTTAAGTTTGATGCCATAATATTTTATAACCTATTGTTTTTGTTTTTTAAGATCGTCCATAACTTGCAGCGGCTAAACTATATCTTGCTGTACCAACACCGGTTGTGTCAGTTGCTACAACTCCCACATTGTTTACAAGATTTGTCATTGAAAGATATGTACTAACAACTCCATATCCAAATATAGCTCTGTCCTCTCCGTAACCTGCCGCTGCTAGGGAATTTCTTGCCGTGCCAACGCCTGTTGTATCAGTTGCTACAACACCAGTATTACTTACAAGATTTGTCATTGAAACATTACCCGCGCTACTAACGCCATATCCAAATATAGCTTTGTTGCTTCCATAACCAGCCGCCGCTGGCAGATATCTAGCCGTTCCAACACCAGTTGTATTGGTTGATACAACACCCGTGTTGCTTACAAGGTTGGTGATTGAAGTTACGGCTCCAGTATATCCATAACCAAAGATTGCTTTGTCACTTCCATAACCAGCCGCCGCAATACCATATCTAGCAGTTCCAACACCAGTTATTTCTCCCGCCACATCTCCGGTGTTATTTATTAGCTGGGTGCTTGAAATGGGCGAGCTGTTAAATTCTCCATATCCAAATATAGCTTTATCAAAACCGTAAGTTGCTGCCGCATGCCTCGCTCTACCAGTGTACATATAAAGCCATGTTTCTTGAACAATAGTTCCAGTGTTATCTATTAGGGTGCTATAGCCTTGATATGTGGGCTGATTATACCCCATCACAAATATAGCTTTGTCGAAACCATAACCCGCCGCTGCTAGCATATATCTATACTGTCCACCGACACCAGACGTGTCGGTTGCTACAACACCCACGTTGCTTACTTTATTAGTATGTATCAACCCGCTCGCCGCTTGTCCATATCCAAATATAGCTTTATTACTATACACGTAAACATTACCGCCCAGTTTATTATTTGAGTTTGTTTTTTCTGACAAAGACATTCCAGTATGTATATACATATATTTATGGCAATATATAAGATATATTTTGAGCTTCTATTATATCTCTTGATGCAAATGGAATATTCGCTTCAAACCATTCCAAATGAAGATTTGATGGATTTTTTTCATCTCTAGCAAAAAAAGGAGGCAGATCCAAATGTTTCATAACTGGAGTGTTGTTTATATCAATAATTGGACAAGTGACTGTAGCAACCAAAAATTGAACAGGATTTGAATTTACAAGTGTATATATTTTAAATACATCTTCAGATACGTCTATTCTGAGCCAATGATGCTGTGCTCCTGTAGCCAATTCATCGCTGTTATGTTTTTGATATATTTCATTCCGAATCTCTCCAATCACAGTTCCTTGAGATATTTTATATTCTTCCAGTATAGTCATAAATATTTTTATTAAAAATACTTCATAAGGAATGAATTATTGCCATAATAATTTACGTCATATGAAGTAATCAACTGCCGCGCTCCGCCACCAGTATACAGCGAAGTTTGGGTTGAAGTATACCCAGCATAAGCACTCAAATTACCATCGGTTGTTATAAATGGCATCAGGGGGGTGTTATTTATTACTGGATAACCATTTGTACCTCCAGTAAACCAACGTCTATGATTTGTGGCAGACCCAATTTGTGTAATCAAACTGATTATGCCCATCCCAACGCCAAGTGGACTATATCCCCATCCATACGCAGTTCCGTTTGAACGTATGGCATAAGCCCCACCGCTCACCGCAGTTGATTTCACATCCGTCCAATCAGAATATGCTGCTCCTATTTGAACGGGAGATGACCTGTTTGTATTTGTACCGTCTCCAATCGTATATTGATTTCCACCAAACCCATACATAGTACCATTTGTTTTTATAGCATGTGTCGTATAAAATCCAGCAGAAACATGTTTCCAACTTCCTCCACCAGATACTTGGACCGGTGAAGATCTGACGAAAACTGTGCCGTCGCCCATTGATCCATTAATATTGACACCCCAGCCCCATAATGTGTCGTCAGATTTTATGCCCATGCAGTAACTATATCCAAATGAAATATATTTCCAAGTTCCTCCTCCAGATATTTGAACCGGAGAATTTCTATTCGTTCCTGTATTATCCCCCAATTGACCATTATAATTAGCCCCCCATGTCCATAATGTATCATCGGATCTTATTGCTGCAAATGCTCCATAATACGCGCTACCAACTACCATTTTCCAACTGTATGATCCTATCTGAACTGGACTCTTTCGCGTGGTGTTAGTACCATCGCCCAGTGACCCGTAACCATTATACCCCCATGTCCATAATGTATCATCAGCTTCTTTTATACCTGCATATGCATTGTCTCCGAAAATTGCACCGGCATCTATTATATTTTGTTCGGTAGTTGAGGCGCAGCTCGTGCATGTAACATATTCTGTCCAAGCGTTGTACACCGCCGAACCATCATAGCCAGTCACTGCAAAAGATTTAAATCCTTTTTTTAATGATGTTGATGGTGATACATCATAATATCCAGCATATCTACTGTTGTTGAAAGAACTTGATGGCGTGAGATTAGGAAATGATACATAAGCATAATTACAAGTATTGCAATTATAATATGGGGCTCCATCATCTCCACAGCATTGACAGTTGGCGTCGGTGCGCGACGTACAATTTGGGCCATATGCTGGACTTTTATTATCAATATATGCACCCCATCCGGCTCTACCAATTGTATCAATAACACCGGCGTATTCATAACGCCCCACTGTGCGTTTGGATAATGTTCGCTTACTTAATATATTTGTAACTGCCATAATAATTCATAACCTTAATTTTTATGTAATTTCAGAACCAAATGCAGTAAATCCAATGTTGCCATCAGAACCATATACTCTTATATATTTTGAAGCTTCCATTGTTATACCAAGAGTCATAACAATACTATCATTGGCTGGAACTGCTGCATCATATGCAAGAAATTCTGTTGGGCTGGCAGGTGTACCTGCACTTGCCATTATGCCAATTCTGAATTGTTTTGCTGCGCCCGAAACATTGCATACTACAATGCTGGATACTACTGCACTTTTACCAACTGGTGTAGTGTATAGTGTTGCATAAGCAGCATTTGCTGCTGTTTGACCTAATATTTTATATGCTGTTGCCATATGTTATTTTGTATATATATATATATCGTTGTTGCTGCAAAAAAGATAATGAATTTTGTTATTTTATGCTCCCATGACCATAAATATTGGAGAAAAATCTGGATCGCCAGACACACCACCGGGTGAACTTAGTGCATAACTTGCTGTGCCTTGCAATGAGCCCGTTATACCAGCCGTGACAACCAATGAACCTGTTACTATTGTATTTCCATTAACATCCAATTTAGCATTTGGTGTTGTTGTTCCAATACCAACATTACCACCATTAAAGTAAGATGAAGCGTTAGCTCTTATTTGAAAACCTACATTGCCGCTACCCCCCGAAGGAGTGTACCCCCAAATCGTAGCTCCGTTAGTGTCGTCTCTGTAAAAAACCAAAACTCTGTTAATGTCGTTAGCTGTATTTATTTTACTAACGATAATTCCATTAGCGTTAGATATCCCAATTGCAACGTCTCCAACCCAGGTATTTGTTAAAGTTCCTACAGTGAGTAGGCTTCCAGACGTTCCGCCTATCTGTAACTTACTTATTGGGCTCGTTGTTCCGATACCAACGTTGCCATTATTTGAAACTTGAAATAATCCTGCACCAGCTTTATCAACTCTAAATGGAACTCCCGTGCTGGAAGCGCCAATGTTTACATAAAGTCCATTGGCGTTTGTTACTCCGTTATTCGCAACTTGAACAGCCCAAGTAGAATTATCCGAAGAAACAATATCTAATTTTGAACTCGGACTCGTTGTCCCGATACCAACATTAGTATTATTATCATATAATACACCGGTTGATAATGTTGTTGCGCCAGTAAATCTTGCAACATAATTTGCTGTGCCGCCGGATATTGTTCCTGCTCCGCTTGTGCCAGCACTACCAGCACTGCCACTTGTACCAGCTGCGCCTGCGGCACCACTTGTGCCACTGCTACCTGATGTGCCACTTGTACCAGCTGCGCCTGCGGCACCACTTGTGCCACTTGATCCAGTTCTACCAGCACTACCAGCACTACCAGCACTGCCACTTGTACCAGCTGCGCCTGCGGCACCACTTGTGCCACTGCTGCCACTTGTACCAGCTGCGCCTGCGGCACCACTTGTGCCACTTGATCCAGTTCTACCAGCACTACCAGCACTACCAGCACTACCACTTGTACCAGCTGCGCCTGCGGCACCACTTGTGCCACTGCTACCTGATGTGCCACTTGTACCAGCTGCGCCTGCGGCACCACTTGTGCCACTTGATCCAGTTCTACCAGCACTACCGGCACTACCGGCACTACCGGCACTACCACTTGTACCAGCTGCGCCTGCGGCACCACTTGTGCCGCTGCTGCCACTTGTACCAGCTGCGCCTGCGGCACCGCTTGTGCCACTTGATCCAGTTCTACCAGCACTACCGGCACTACCGGCACTACCACTTGTACCAGCTGCGCCTGCGGCACCACTTGTGCCACTGCTACCTGATGTGCCACTTGTACCAGCTGCGCCTGCGGCACCGCTTGTGCCACTTGTACCAGCTGCGCCTGCGGCACCGCTTGTGCCACTTGATCCAGTTCTACCAGCACTACCAGCACTACCAGCACTACCACTTGTACCAGCTGCGCCTGCGGCACCACTTGTGCCACTGCTGCCACTTGTACCAGCTGCGCCTGCGGCACCACTTGTGCCACTGCTGCCTGATGTGCCACTTGTACCAGCTGCGCCAGCGGCACCGCTTGTGCCACTTGATCCAGTTCTACCAGCACTACCAGCACTACCACTTGTACCAGCTGCACCAGCGGCACCGCTTGTGCCACTACTACCAGATGTACCATTTCCACCCGGACTGCCCGCTGCGCCACTTGTGCCACTGCTGCCTGATGTGCCACTTGTACCAGCTGCGCCAGCGGCACCACTTGTACCACTTGATCCAGTTCTACCAGCACTACCAGCACTACCAGCACTACCACTTGTACCAGCTGCACCAGCGGCACCGCTTGTGCCACTACTACCAGATGTACCATTTCCACCCGGACTGCCCGCTGCGCCACTTGTGCCACTGCTGCCTGATG